CAAGCAGTACCGGCTATGCCTGACGCTTGGCGCGCTGGCCGAACTGGAGGCGGCCTACGCCGCCGACGATCTCGGCGCGCTGGTCGAGCGGTTTTCGCGCGGGCGGCTGTCGGCGACGGACATGATCCGGGTGATCGGCGCGGGGTTGCGCGGCGCGGGCAACGATGTCTCGGACGACGATGTCGGGGCGATGCGATCCGGCGACGGCGCGGCGGGCTTCGCTTCTATCGTCAGCGACCTGCTGACCACGACATTCGGCGCGGGGCGGAGCGAGGCGCAGCCGCCAAACCCCTGACCGCCGCGGCAGGCACCAACGAATTCCCGTGGGACAGCGTCATGGCCGCGGCATTCGGCCTGCTGCGGCTTTCGCCCAAGGATTTCTGGTCGATGACGCCGCGCGAGATGGAACGCGCGATGAGCGTGCTTGGGGGAGCGCGAGCCGGGGCCCCGGGACGTGGGGACCTGGCGGAGATGATGCGGAGGTTTCCGGACGGGCCTCCGAACCCATCCCTTACCCCTCCCCGCAAGGGGGAGGGGGATGAACGGCGAAGGAGCGGATCAAATGGCTGAGGACGTCACCGTCAGGATCAATGCGGACACGCAGCCGTTCCAGGATGCGCTGCAGAACCTGGAAAAGTTGTCGACGCGCTTCGGCTCGCAGCTTTCCGGCGCGCTGAGGAGCGCGGCGGTCAGCGGCAGGGATCTCGACGAGATCCTCAGGCGGATCGGGCTGAACCTCGCGGGGATGGCGCTGGAGCAGGGGCTGAAGCCGCTGCAGACGCTGGCCGGCGGGTTGTTTTCCAATCTGTTCGGCGGGTTGGCGGGCCTGATGCCTTTCGCCAAGGGCGGCGTGCCGGGACATGTCGTGCCGTTCGCCTCCGGGGGCGTTGTGTCGGCGCCGAGCTATTTTCCCGTGGGCAAGAACCTCGGGGTGATGGGTGAGGCGGGACCGGAGGCGATCCTGCCGTTGCAGCGTTCGGCCGACGGAAGGCTGGGCGTGGCGGCAAGCGGCGGGGGGGCGAGCGTCAACGTGGTGTTCAACGTGACGACGCCGGACGCGACTTCCTTCCGCAAGTCGGAGGCGCAGGTGACCGGCATGCTGGCGAGGGCGGTGTCGCGGGGCGCGCGGACTTTCTGAGTTCGCACTGTCTGATACCGCGAAGATAACCCCACCCCTAACCCCTCCCCACAAGGGGGAGGGGGACTGGCGGCCATGCCTGCCGAGATTCAAATCAGGAGCGAATGGTGTCGGAACTTTCGAGTTTTCACGACGTGCGGTTTCCGCTCGGCGTCTCCTTCGGCGCGACCGGCGGGCCGGAGCGGCGCAACGAGATCGTGTCGCTGACCTCGGGGCGGGAGAAGCGCAATGCGCGCTTCTCGCAGTCGCGACGGCACTACGATGCGGGGACGGGCGTGCGATCGCTTTCCGATCTGCATGACGTGCTAGCCTTCTTCGAGGCGCGGCGCGGCTCGCTGCATGCGTTCCGCTTCCGCGATCCGTTCGACATGAAATCATGCCGGCCGGAGGAGGCGATGTCGGCGGCCGACCAGGCGATCGGGACGGGCGATGGCGTCAAGACGCGCTTTGCGCTGACGAAGAGCTACGGCGAAGGCGAGGATGCCTATCGGCGGCTGATCGCCAGGCCGGTGGCGGAGACGCTGCGCGTGGCCGTGGACGGCGTGGAGAAGGCGTCGCCGGCCGACTGGAGTTTTGATTTCGCGACCGGCGAGGTCGTGTTCGCGCCGGGCAGCGTTCCGGGTGTGGGCGAGGCGGTGACGGCAGGCTACGAGTTCGACGTGCCGGTGCGCTTCGACACGGAGCGCATCGCGGTCAGCCTGACCGCCTTCAAGGCGGGGCAGATCCCCTCCATTCCGCTGATTGAGGTGCAGTCGTGAGCGCCTGGCCGGAAACGCTGGCCGCGCATGTTTCGCGCGAGGTGACGACCGTCTGCCATTGCTGGCGGTTGACGCGGAAGGACGGCCATGTGGCGGGCTATACCGATCACGACCGGACGCTGACCATTGGGGCGACGCACTACGCACCGCAGACCGGGCTCGCCGCCAGCGAGGCGCGCGACACGCTTGGGCTGGCGGTGGACACCGTCGACGTCGAGGGGGCGCTGTCTTCGGACGACATAAGCGATGAGGATATTTCTGCCGGGCTCTATGACGGGGCGGTGGTGGAGACGTTTCTCGTCAACTGGCGGCAGCCCGAAGATTTCGTGCTGCTGCGCAAGGCGACGGTCGGCAAGATCACGCGCACGGACGGGCGCTTCGTGGCGGAACTGGAGAGCTTGGTCCATGCGCTGGACCGGCCAAGCGGGCGTTATGTCAGCCGAAGCTGCGACGCCGAACTGGGCGATGCGCGTTGCGGCTTCATCACAGGCAACCCGGAGTTCACCGGGGCGGGAACGGTGGAGGCTTTCGAGGCGCCGACTGCGCTGATCGTGACGGGACTGGATGGTTTTGCGGCGGGCTGGTTCACGCATGGCGTGCTGACCTGGACATCAGGCGCGAATGAAGGGCGCAGCGAGCGCGTCGAGGAGCACCGCGGGGACGCGGCGGGAACGACGCTGGTGCTGCGGCCAAGGGCGGGGCTGGAGGTGGCGGAGGGCGATACGTTCAGCGTGGTCGCCGGCTGCGACAAGACATTCGCGGCCTGCAAGGCGAAATTCGCCAATGCGCTGAACTTCCGCGGCTTTCCGCATCTGCCGGGCAATGACGCGGCCTATGGCTATGTGGTGGACGGCGGCATCTTCGACGGCGGGCCGGTGGTGCCATGAGCGAGGGGCGGGTGAAGTTTTCGGACGGGGCGGCTGCTCGCCAAAGCCATATGCGATTAGCCAACCCGAAGCGGGAGGAAGTCGGCCCCTTGGTAGCGGCGGAGGCGCTGTCGTGGGTGGGCACGCCTTATCGGCATCAGGGCCGGCGCAAGGGCGTCGGTTGCGACTGTCTCGGGCTGGTGCTCGGCGTTTGGGGCGCGGTCTGTGGCGTAGCACCGGAGCTGCCGGGACCTTATGCGCCCGACTGGGCGGAGGCCGGCGGCGAGGAGAGGCTGCTTGCCGGGGCGAGACGTCATTTCCGCGAGAAGCCGGCGAGCGCGCTGGCGGCAGGCGATCTGCTGGTCTTTCGCTGGCGTCCGCATCTGCCGGCCAAGCACGCCGGCATCCTCATTGGGCCGGAGCAATTCGTGCATGCCTATGAGGGGGTGGCGGTGTCGCTGTCGGCGCTGGTGCCGCAATGGCGAAAGCGCATCGCCGGAGTCTTCGCTTTTCCTGAATTCGATTGAGGACGCCGCATGGCAACCATTCTGCTCCAGGTCGCGGGCGCGGCCATCGGCAGCCTGCTCGGACCCGTCGGCAGCGCTCTCGGTGCTGCCGCCGGCGCTCTCGCCGGCTACACGATCGACCAGGCGCTGATCAACGGCACGCGGCGCATCGAGGGGCCGCGGCTGTCGGGTGCGCGGCCCTTCACGGCGGAAGAGGGCGCGGCGATCCCGCGCGTTTACGGCACGGCGCGCGTCGGCGGCATCATGATCTGGGCGACGCGCTTCGAGGAGAGGCGCACGACGCGGCGCGAGGGCGGCAAGAACGGGCCGAAGATCACCGAGTACAACTATTTCGCCAACGTCGCCTTCGCGCTCTGCGAGGGCGAGATCGCGGGCATCAGGCGCGTCTGGGCGGACGGGCGCGAGATCGACCGCGAAAAGATCGAGCTGCGCGTGCATCGCGGCACGGCGGCGCAGGCGGCCGACCCGCTGGTGTCGGCAAAGCAGGGCGCGGGCAATGCGCCGGCCTATCGCGGCACGGCTTATGTCGTGATCGAGCGCTTTGCGCTCGCCGACTACGGCAACCGCATCCCGCAGTTCCAGTTCGAGGTGCTGCGGCCGGTGGGCGAACTGCCGAAGCGGATCCGCGCGGTGTCGCTGATCCCCGGCGCGACCGAATACGGGCTGTCGCCGGCGCTGGTGACGAGACAGCACCGGCAGGGCGAGACGGAGGCGGTGAACCGCCACACGCTGCTCGAGGGCAGCGACCTGACGGCCTCGCTCGACGAGTTGCAGATGCTCTGTCCCGGCCTCGAGCATGTGGCGCTGGTGGTCGCCTGGTTCGGCGACGATCTGAGGGCCGGGCATTGCCGCATTCGCCCGGCGGTGACGACGGCGAACGGCTCGGGATTCTCACGCGAATGGACGGTGTCGGGCGTGTCGCGCGGTTCCGCAATGGTCGTCTCGACGCATGGCGGGGGCGCTGCCTATGGCGGCACGCCGTCGGACAGGAGCGTGATGGACGCGATCGCGGAGATCAGGGCGCGTGGGCTGACGGTGACGCTCTATCCCTTCGTCATGATGGACATCGAGGCGGACAGCGATCTGCCCGACCCGTACGGCGACGCGCACCAGCCGGCCTATCCCTGGCGCGGGCGCATCACCTGCGACCCGGCGCCGCCGGTGCCTGGCACGGCGGACCGCACGGCGGCGGCGCGCGACCAGGTGGAGGAGTTCCTGGGGAATGCGCTGCCGGGACAGTTTTCCGCTTCTGCGAACACGATCGGTTTTTCGGGCGTATCCGGCGACTGGGGCTTTCGCCGCTTCGTGCTGCATCATGCGAAGCTGGCGCAGGCGGCAGGCGGCGTCGACGCCTTCCTGATCGGCTCGGAGCTGCGCGGTCTGACGACGCTGCGCGACGAGGACGACGCGTTTCCTTTCGTCGAGGCGCTGTGTACCCTGGCCGGTCAGGTGAGGACGATGCTCGGGCCGGCGACTGACATCACCTACGCCGCCGACTGGAGCGAATATTTCGGGCATCATGCGCAGGACGGCACCGGCAACGTCCATTTCCACCTCGACCCTCTGTGGGCGCATCCGGCGATCGATGCGGTCGGCATCGACAACTACATGCCGCTCTCCGACTGGCGCGACGCGGACCATAATGCGGGCAATCCAGACGGGTTCGCCGGGCCGTACGACCTCGCCGGGCTGCGGACGGCCATCGCGGGGGGCGAAGGCTTCGACTGGTACTATCCGACCTTCGAGGCAAGGCGGCTGCGAGAGCGCGAGGACATCACCGACGGCGCCTTCGGCAAGCCGTGGGTGTTCCGCTTCAAGGACCTGAAGAGCTGGTGGTCTAAGCAGCATTTCAACCGGATCGACGGCGAGGAGGCCGCGGAGCCGACCGCCTGGGTGCCTGAGAGCAAGCCGTTCTTCTTCACAGAGGTCGGCTGTCCAGCGACGGACAAGGGGCCCAACCAGCCGAATGTCTTCTCCGATCCGAAGTCGACCGAGGGGGCAATGCCCTATTTCTCCAGCGGCGGACGCAGCGACCTCGCGCAGCAGCGGTTCCTGATGGCGCATCACTGCCATTGGGATCCGGAGGACGAGGATTTCGACGCGGCGGCCAATCCGGTCTCGACGGTCGACGGAAGGCGCATGGTCGATCCCGACCGGCTTTATGTCTGGGCGTGGGATGCGCGGCCGTATCCGGCCTTTCCGCTGCGCGCCGAACGCTGGTCGGATCACGGCAACTGGCACTATGGCCACTGGCTGAACGGCAGGCTCGGCAATCCCGAAGTCGGCGAGCTGATCAACGCGATCCTCGCCGACCACGGCCTGCCGGCGGCGGATGTCGGCGGTGCGGACGGCACAGTGCACGGCTATGTGATCGACGAGCCGGGCTCGGCCCGCTCTGCACTTGAGCCGCTGACCGAGCTGTGCGGGCTCGCCGTGCTGGAGACGCCGGACGGGCTGGTGTTCAGGGGCGAGGCGCACGCTTCGGC